CTAATGCTATTAATATGTTTTTTATTTTTTATTTCTTTATGGAAAATAAAATCATCTTCTAAAATAAGAATATTTTCATATTTTTTATCATTAGCATGTCTAAAAATTTGAAGAAAAGCATCATTTAAATCATCAGCAGGATAAACTATGTGTTTAGTTTTATTGCATTTTCTAAATCCTTGATTTAGTAAAATATATACTTGACTAGTAGGTTTGTATTTATTAATTTGATTTATGATATTATCATATCTACCATTACCAACTAAATTAATAATATATGTAGCATCAACAGTTTCATCAAAAAGTCCATTTTCAAATTTGATACTTTTAAATTGATAACATTTTAAATTATAATTTAAAATTTCTAATAAGTTTTTATTTATTTTATAATCCATTATTTATAAGTTATAAAATATTTTTGAAAGTAACTAAATATCAAAATCAACTACAATACTATGTTTTTCTTTTTGTTTTTCTTTTTCTTTTTCTTTTTCTTTTTCTATATTTTTATTAGTAATATTTTTATTGTCTTCATTATCAGATTTTAATATTTTAGAAAAATGATTAATATTACAACATTTTCCTTTATTACAACAATTAAATTTTATATACTCCGAATCATTTAATTCACCAATATAATTTAAATATAATAATCTATGAAGAGCATATTTTTTACCATTGTAATAAAAATTTATATAAGAACTTTTAGTGTCTTTTTTAATAGTTGTTACATAACCAGTCCATAATGAACATTCATCTGTAAAAATAGATTTTGATAAATATTTACTAATCCTTCTCAAATCATTAAAACAAAGTTTTTTATCAATAATATTTTTTTTTTGATTTTGTATTAATTCTTTAAGTATTTTATCATGTTCTGACATAATTTACTATACAAAGCTATATAATTTATTCTATAAATAATAAATTGAGTATATATTTTTTGGTATAGTGTTTGAAGAATCAAAATCAAATTTTAAAAATATTGTTTTATTTAAATTATTTTCTTTTGTAAATTTTGTAATTGTTTCATTATTAACAGGTATTTCTCCTTGCAAAAATATATATTTGACATTAGAATAATTATCATATACAACAATTGGAATTAATATTAAATGACTTAAAATATATAATTCAACTATACCGTCAGTATTAAATGAAGTTTTTCTAAATTTATTTAATGTTGATTCAAAAAAATTAGAATCATTTTTAAAATATTTTTGTAAATATTTTTTAATTTCTTGATTTCCTTTATTTAAATTATTTTGTACAAAATCTATTATATTAGCCTTAAATAAATAAGTTAAATTTGTTTGTAAATTATTAAGATAACCTAAATTTCTTGATTCAATATCATATAATGGATTATTTATCCAATAGTATGAATTAACATATGCCCTAATTATAGAATCTTTGTTGGGTGCTATTATTTGAATAAATTGTTTACCCATTTCAATAACTTCTGGATAAACATCTTCAACAACATCTCCAAACATCTTTGATAATTGGCGTTTACCAATTGTTGGAATTTTATCTTTACCAAATAATTCACTCATTAATTTATTAATATTAAAGTTTGAAGATTTTATAATTTTTTGATTATTTCTGTTAGTATATTGTGTATAATCAACTATATCAGAAACATAATAATTTGATTCTTGAATTATTTCTTTAAATTTAATTCCATCCTGAATCATTTCTTCAATAACTTTATTTACTGAATCAATTGCAACATTTTCTATTAGTTGTAATTTACATGTATCATTTTGCCATATACAATGATGATTTTCGTTACATTTATCTTTTGAGTTATTTATTTCACAATAATCACGTACATTAGATAATAAATAATTTTTTAAATCTGGAATAGTTTTAACAAAAAATGCCATTAAATTATTATTTTTAGATCCTCCTATTATTTCATTATTAGATAATTTATATCGAGAATTAAGTTTTGGATCAATAATTAGAAATAATATTTTTCTTAATTCATGTTTTTTATCTTTTTTATTTAATTTTACATTTCGAACTATTCCAATAATTTTATCTTTTATTTCATTATTCTTCTCTAAAAATAAACTTAATTCTAATCTATATAAATTATATGTTTCTGACATATAATTATGTTCTTTTACACTTTTATTTCTTATATCATAAATAAATTGATTTTTTGAATTAATTATTTCTTGATTTATTGTTTCTTCTAAAGATTGAAATACAATTGATAAACCTATTTTTTTAATATCTTTTTCATCTACTGTATTATTTTCTATTGGTATAGTTAAACCATTTTCTAATAATACTGATATAATTCTAATTTTTGAATCTATTTTTTTATCATAAAATACTGATTTTACAATATATTCTAAATTTAATATTTTATTTATATTTTCAAGTAATTTTACAGTATTTGCTAAACTTAACCACTGTAATTTACTATTTTTTAAAATAACAAAATTATAATCATAATTAATACCAGATGGTCTAGTAGGTAATATAATTCCATTATCTATTTCTAAATATTTACATTTATGTCTATCATCAATATATTGTTTAAGAACTTTAAATTTTGATTGATATATTTTTTGTATTATATTTTTAGCTGAAAGACTATTATTAGATGAAATTTTATTAATTATAGAATTAATACAACTTTTAGAATGATATTTTTTAAGTTCTGTGATAATTTTTTCTAATGGACCATTTGAACTAAAATATTTTTGTAAATTTATTTTTTTATTAACTTTTTCATCTTTTTGAACTCGATAAATTGGAAAATAATATTTGTCTTCTCTAATTAATATTACAATATCTCTATCCTGATCAAGATAATAATAATTTTCATTGTTTAAACATTCTAAATAATATTTTTCCTTAATTTTTTCATTTTCAAGTGCTTTTTTAATAATTATAGTATTTTTGGTTAAAATAAAAAAGTTAATACCTTTGGGTGAAATAACTCCAGGAATAGCAGATAATTCTCCAATAATATCATATTCTAAATAATTTGATGTATTTAAATGTTCAATATATTTTTCTCTTGTTTCAAATGATTCAATTATATCTCCATTATTTAAATAAGTAAAAAATTTATCATTTTGATCTTTTTCCATAAATTTAACCATTTTATCAATTAATAATTCTATTGACATTTCATAAATGCTAGCTAAAGCTACAAGAAAATAATAATAATCATGTTTAACTGTATATTTAAAAAAATATCCGGATTTTGATTCAAGTAAATAATGGTTTTTAATTTTTTGATCATGATTCCAAATTTTATTAAAAAATATATCCAAATATTTTGGTAGTAAAATAAATCTACCTTCCTGAATTTTATTAGTATCTTGTAAAATATATAATTTGTCTCCTAGATTTGAACTAATATTTTTATCTAATTTTTCTTCTTTAGTTTTTTCACCCACGCACTTTAAGAAATAATTTCTCTTTTCTTTGTTTGCTCCCACTGAATGATCTTTCTTAAAACAACAAGGCATACATAAATCACTTGGATTGTTACCCCTTGTTAAAAATCCAATATACATATGTTCTTGATTTTCAGATGGATCACATGTATAAAAATTATATGTATTATTTTCACCAGGTAGTTTAACAGCTTTAATTACTGTTTTATAAACTTTACCTTTAATTTTCATTTCAATAGCTTTTTCATAAAATCCTGTTTGTTTATTTAATTTATAACCATTCTTTATTAATTTTTCAAGTTGATCACCAGGAGTTATTTCTGGTCTACGTTTTTTATCATTACCAGAATTTTGACATGAACGCGTCCACTGATTCTGACCTTTTTCTGGTTTATAAGCTAATCGAGCTTTATCTAATGATGTTATTGATTTAACTGTTTTAATACTTTTATCATAATCCATAACACCAATTACTTTATGACGCCTTTTAGCAATCTTATTTAAATTTTTTAACATTTCTTTTAGTTTTTGAAATTCTTTCTTTTTGTATAAATAAGTTTCAACATAAAGATATATTAAAACTTTTATAAAATCCAACATTTCTTCTA